TATTTCAAAGTGCAGCAGGTGCTGACAATAATCAAGGTATTTGTTATACTGCGATTGAAAACTTAATAATTGGTTCTGATGTAACTGACCCAGAAGGTTCTTTCAAAGTATTTTATGATGATTTGGAGGAAAAAATGTTCTTCAGAGGTTACTTCAAGTTAGGTGTACAGTACTTGTACTCTTCTCTTGTTCAATGGGGACTTTTAGTATAACAATAATGTAAGAATAGAGGGGAGGTTTATCCTCCTCTCTTAATTACTTTTAATAAATCAAAAAAATAAAATAAAATGGCAATAGATACAGGGTTAGCGATTGGTTGTACTGATTTACAGGCAACGGGTGGTATAACACAAATATTATTAAGAGATTGGGCTGCAGGAGATGCAGTTGCTTATGGAGCTACAGGACAGCATACTATATTAAGTATTCTTGAAACTGCTGCAGATGCAAATTGGTTTGTGTATGAGTTTAAGAATGAAACTCCAGCATTAACAATAGCAGCAACAAAAGAGAATGGTTCGACTGCATTTGAGTGTGGTTTATCTTTCTTCTTACCAAAAACAGATTTAACTAAATTCAACGCATTACAAGGTATGTTAAATTCTTGTATGATGGGTATAGCAATCGATACAAATGGAAACAAATGGGTTCTAGGTGTTTCTGAGAAGTATGCAAATGAAGATGTAGCAAGTAGAAATCAAACTTTCTTAAACTTAAGTGGATTTGAAGGTGGTACTGGAGCTGCATATTCTGATGAGAATGGAATTACTGTTACTTTAATGGCAAGACAATTTGAATTACCAAGAGAGTATGTAGGTACTGTTGATGTTAATACAATAGCATTAACTGCAACTACAGCAGCATAATTAAAGATATATTTTTAGGTTGGACTTGTTTCGTAAAAAGTTTATAACCTTTTCCTATTAATATCTTTCTTAAAACTATGTGTGATTGTGGTCAAAAGGTTGTAAATTACACACACTTAAATATATATACACTTATGGCAAAATATAAGGCAGTAAAATCATCAGGTACTTTGTATAAAGGTGATATTAAAATTAAATGGGCTACAGCAACTCAAGAGGAGTTAGCTTATGCTTATGAAGATTTAGGATTGACTAAATTAGTAGAAAAATTATCAACTATAAAAACTGAAGATGAGCCAAAAAAAGAAAGTAAGAGGGACAGCAAAAACAAATCTTCAGACTCAAAAGAGTAGTACCTTTGAATTTGGAGTTTTTAATTTATCAGTACCTGAAAATATTGAAGAACCTCAAGACATCTCTAAGATTAGGACTAAGTTTATACCATTTGGGACTAATAACTTATTTCCTCAGTATTTAGCAGAGTTAGGAAGAAAGAGTAGTACACATAGAAGTGTATTAGCTCAAAAGACTATATTTACAAGTGGTGCTAAATTCGTTAGTAATAACGAAGATGTTTCAGAATACATAAAAGATGTTAATGCTGATGGAGAGTCATTAAGAATGATTTTCAAGAAATTAGCATCAGATTACTATACATTTGGAAATTGCTACTTAGAGGGGGTTTTATATGATGGTGGAATGAATCTATATCATATAGATGCAACTACTGTTAGAATGTCTAAGAATAAGAAAGAAGCGTATGTACACCCTGATTGGGCTAAGTACAATACAATGAAAAATGATTTGAATATAATTCCTATCTACCCTGAAGTTAGAGATAATAGATTTATACTTCAATTTAAAGATTACGAGCCTACATTCTCATTTTACGGATTACCAGACTATGTTGCTGCATTAGAGCATATCGCTGTTGATTATGAGATTGGAAAGTGGAATCACACAAAATTTAAAAATGGTTTTCAGCCATCTGCTATTGTTGAGATTAGTGGAGATATGGGAGAAGAAGAAGCAAAGAAGCTAGTAGACCAAGCACAAAAGAAATTTGTTGGAGCAGGAAATAATGGTAAGATATTATTTTTAGTAAAAAATGGAGATACTTCTCCTGCTAATGTTTCTATCATAAAAGATGACCAAGAAGGTAGCTGGATAGACTTACAGAGAATAACTGACCAAAATATTGTTACTGCTCATAGATGGCAACCATCTTTAAGTGGTTTAGTATCAAGTGGTAAGATGAATAATACAGGTAGTGAGATTAGAATTGCTTATGACTTAGCAATGACTACTGTAATTAAAGATACTTCTGATTTACTATTGGATGGTATCAAGAATGTAATGTACAGAGAGTTAGGGTTTTTGCCTGAAGATTTAATTATTCACTATGAGCCACCAATTAGTTTTGCTACTCAGATTGACCCATCTAAAGTTCTTACAATTAACGAGCAAAGAAGATTGTTAGATGAGGATTTACCAATGCTTAATGAGGGTGATATGTTCTTAACTGATAGAGAACAGATTATTGTAACTAGAGATGATGATGCTGATGGAGTTGGAGATGATGATGCTGGGGACTTGACAGTAACTGAGAAAACTAATACAGAAGACTAATTACTATGGCAAACACAAATCAATATAAAACACTAGCAACAGCAGGAGAGGTTATAAGCAATAGTTTTACTAATGCTAACACTGACCCTGCTTTAATATCTACTAACACAATATTGCTTTCTGAATTAGCACATTTAAAGACTGCTATTGGTAAAAAGTTTTATGAAGAATTAAAGACACAGAACAATGTAGGTGATTATCCCACTGTAGGTGGTCTTACTCAAGCAAATCAAACTTTGATGGATGATTTCTTAATTAGAACTCTATGTTGGTTTGCAAGATTTGAGGTTATTAATGAGGTTCAAAGTAATAGTAGTAGTATGGGAATTGTTCATAATATTGATGAGTTTTCTACTGTTATTGACCCTTCTGAATTAAACGCTTATAAGCAAGATACATATAGAAAAGCTGAGATATACTTACAGGATATGTTAAGTTTTTTAAATGATAGTGATAATAGTTCTGATTACCCTACATATACTGCCAATGCACCTTGTAATGTAACTACATATAAGAATCATGGAATTATAATGTATGATAGTATATATGATAGACCAAGAAGGAATTACGATAGTTGGAAGAATTATTGTCCAGAATGTTAAAAAATATATAAATTAATGGCTTCAAACGAACATAAGAACTTAACTGATATAAACAGGCATAATCCTATGGGATTTGAAAATGCTACTAATGAAACTGTATTAAGTAAGGATGGAGGAACATCTCCTACTGGAACTGATGGTAATTTAGTTTGGCAGAGAAAATCTCTGATGGGGGTTAATAACTACAAGATGCAAGGCTTTACTACAGGTGCTTTAAATTATAAATATGGTGAGGATATATCTGACACTAAATCTCCTTTTGAGATGGCAGTTGATTATGGGAGTTCTGCTGTTGCTTCAGGTACTATCAATCCTTCAGATGTATTTAGAATTGGTCAAGGTATTGTAATTCCAGAGATTTCTAATGTTGTTTCAATAAATGGATGGATAACATCTAATACGACAAATGATGTTACTATAGCTATATGCAAGGCTACGCCTGTTGCAGGAGTTGTTGATGCAATAGTACCTATTGTAATTGATGAGATAACTTTAGAGGGAGATGGTGATAATAAAAAATTAGTAAATGTAAGTGAAACAACTATAACTACTTCTTCATTAGCAGTAGGAGATATTATATTCCCAATGATAAAAGAAGATGTTGCTGGTTCTACCATATATATGAACATAAATATACAAACAACTACATTCTAATGACAACTAAAGAAGAGATAGTATCAATGAATAAAGACATAAACTCTATTAATGGAAAAATGAGTAATATAGAGGATAAATTAGATATGCTTACTGAAAAACTATTAAACCCAGACTCAGGAGTTACTGCTAGAGTAAACAGAAACACATCTATGAGGAAAGTTTTAGTCAAAGCAATGTGGGTTATTTACACTGTTACTATAGGAGCTATAATAACAATATTTACAAAATAATAATAACAATTAAAAAATAAAAAAATGAGTACATTCGATACAGATAATACACTTCTAATGATGCAATTAGGTAAGGGAGGAGGGACAGAGGTTTTTACTACTGTGGAACAAACAGGTAAAAATTGGTTTTGCGTACACTTTCCTGTAGAGTCAGTTATATCTTTTATAGCTGCTGATGGGGTTACAGGCGAAACTGCTCTTCAAACTACACTACCTGCTGGAAGCACCTTGTTTCTTAACATTACAGCAATTACACTTACTAGTGGTGTGGGAATTGGTTACAGAGATTTATAAATAAAATATGTTAAGTTTAAAACAAGGATTAAGTTTAAGTACGAAAAAGGCTTTAGGTGGATGGACTCCAACTGATGAAGGAACTTTAGAGGGATGGTATCAAAATAAAATTGGTATTACCTTAAATGGTTCTGATGTAAGTCAATGGTCTGATAGTTCTACCAATGGTAGAGATATGGTACAAAATACTTCAACTGAACAACCTGCTTATAATCTTGCAACAGGAGCTTTAACTTTTGCTAGTGGTAATGACACTAATTTACAAACAACAAGTCAAATTAGTATTTCTGGTGATTTTACTTTAGGTATTAGAATGAAACCAACTAGTAATAATGGAACATTTATTGCTGACAATACAGCAGCAAACGAACTTTTCAAAATTTCATCTAGCACTCAAATAACTATTAAAATAGATGGTGGCACAGCAGTTATAGGCTTAGACTCAGGTTCTTTTGGTGATGACTACATTGTTTTGAGTAGAGTTTCTAATGGATTTATACTATATAGGAATGGAGTATTACAAAGCACTACTCAAACTTTATCAGGTACTATTGATATAGATGCTATTGGTATTAGAGAAGAAGATAGAAATGGATTTGATGGAGATATAAAAGAAATTCAAATATATAGTTCAACAAGTCAAACCTTAATAAGCAATATTAACAGTAGACTATCATTATTATAATATAATGATATATAAATATAAAAAATAAAAATAAAATGGCAACAACAATATTACCTTCAAATTTAATAGTATCAATAACAGAGTCTTACACTCTTAATGAGGTTAGTTATGGCAATACAATGACTAAGACTTACGTTGATAATGACCAAGTTTCTCAAAGAGTAATGAGTATTTCAAAAAGTACAATAGGGGGTGAAACTAATGTTTTTACAGATATACTATCATTAGATACTGTAGATGGTCGAGGTCAGGTAGTTAAAACTAATTACAGGTACTTTAGAATTAATAATTTAGATACAGCGAATACATTAAATCTTAGATTTTTTACTTCAGCTACAGAGTATGTGGCAGTAAAGGTTTCACCAGCAAGCACCTTCTTGTTAATGGATAATGGATTAGATACACCTGCAAATGCAACTACAGCTATATCTTTTGCAGAAATTTCTGCTATAGCAGGTCAGTCAAGCAGCACAACTGAAGATATTGATGTTGAGTTTATAATGGTTACTGGAGTTGATGCTTAATATGCCTCTGAAATACTTTAAAGAGAGTGAGTTCACTTGTAAGTGTGGATGTGATGAAACTGTTGTAAGTAGACATTTAATGGAAATGCTAGATGAGGCTAGAGATTTTGCAAAGATACCATTTGTAATTAATAGTGGGTATAGATGCAAGAATCATCCTGAGTCTATTAAGAATCCAAAATCATCACACATTAAAGGATTGGCAGTAGACATTAAATGTACAGACAGTAAAAAAAGAGCAATCATTATAGATGCTTTGGGATATGTAGGATTTAAAAGATTTGGAATAGCAGATACTTTTATACATACAGATATAGATAGCAAAAAATCAAATCCTGTGATTTGGTTGTATTAATTAATTAACTTAAATATATATTATGAATTTTATTACAGAAAATTGGCTAGAATTATTGATTGGAATAATGGCTTTTATCAAAGTTATTACTAACTTAACCCCAACAGAGAGAGATAACAAAATGTTTGGATGGTTAGATACTATGATTGATGCTTTAGTTCCAAAATACAAAAAGAAGAAATAGTGGTTACTAAATGGATAGCATCTATGCTAATGAAGGGTGGCATAAAACCAATAACAGATTTATTGAAAGCAGTAAAAGAGTTGTTTACAGACACAAAAGGCAAGTGGAGCAGCAAGAGAACGATTAGTGGTGTGATAGTTTTAGCTGCAAGTCTTTACATAGAAAAGAATGGCATTGATACTAATTCTTTAATATTGACTGGATTAGGAATACTTCCATTATGTTTCTCAGTATTTGAGAAAAATAAGTGTAATAATGATTGTATTTGTAAAAAATAAGTATCTTTGCTTTAATATTTAGATAGGGTTGTGCCTGTCTTTGTTTCATTGTTTATAGTTTTCAAGAGTGGGGTGTTCAAAAACATCTCACTTTTGTATTATATAGACTTTTTTTTTCGTAATATTGCTACTTAATAACTAATATTTTAAGCAATGAAAGAATATGGTAAAAGACTAAGATTGTCAGAAGAAGAAGTTGAAATGGTTTATGAGAATAGAGCCGAATCAACTACTAACACTAATGGAAATACAGCACTAGATATTAACTTAGC